ACAAAGCATTCGCCGCCCAAGTGACTCCGAATCGGAACTCGCCTACTCTGTCGTAATAGTCCCAGGACCGCTCCTGCCAATCCAACATCGAGCCCTGGTTCGGGATCGGTCGGGAAAGCGACGACGAGGTAATTACCTCGGCGGCGGCGACGAGCGCGTACCTGTGCGGTCGCGATAGGGCAGCGGGTCGATCAGCCATCGCCGTCAGCGTAACCGACCGAAGGGCGCTCAACGGTGTTAGGTGCGTTCAGAGCGCAAAGTAGCTCGGCTCGCTCCACGATACGGGCGGCACCGGCTCTCACGATCTGCTCCTCAGCGAGCCGAAGGATACGTCGCTGCCGTAGGACGCGAACGGCGTGGATCGCTCCGACCGTCGCGCCGTAGAACGTCCCCACTACCCTGCCGAGCGCTCCGCTCATCGGTCAAGCCGGTCCTCAATCGACTGGCCCATACCGGCAACGATCGAAGCGGCAAGAGCAACGTTCACAGCAAACAGCAGACGATTGTCGGGGAACCACACTGGTCCGATTAGCAGAGGCCAACCGACCCACATGCTGATACACCAAGGGCAGGAGATTAGGTAAGCGAGTCGGTCGCCGCGCTTGGCGACCGCTGCGCGAAGAGGGGCAGCAATCTCGTCAACGGTGATGAGCCGGGCGAGGCGCCAGACAGCGAGAAGGGTAATGACGATCGAAAGAGTCATGGACGTAGCGTAACCGAAAACGCGGAACGGTCTCGGCTCCTCGACCAATAAGGAACCGAGACCGTCTGCGACCGGCGATCAGCTTGGCAAATGAACCACGTCGCCGGGATGGAAGCTGCGGGCGGCGCCGCCGTTCCAATCGGCGAACGTATCGAAAGCCTCAGCGGAGGGCCACGCCGTCGTGCCGGACAAGCGCCGGATGATCGAGGCGACGCCTTCGCCGTCCTGGACGGTCGTGCGGATACCGGCGACGCCGGGCGTGTTAACGAACACCGGCTTGCTCGCCGTCGAGTGGCTGTTGAACGCTGAGTGGTCGAGCTTGGCGTTGTCCGTTCCGCTTCCGTAAACGGACTCGCTGACCGACCAAGGCGAATCGCCCTTCTTGACGTACCAGGCCGCAGGGTTCACGGCGTCAACACCGTCGGCTGACGGCGGTACGGGAAGGTCGGGTTCGGGCTCGGGCGCCGGTTCGGGCTCGGGCGGCGGCGTTGAGTTAGCGTATGCCAGCCACGCATCGCCACGGAACTTGTCCATGTCCCACAACGCTCCACCGTTGGCGTAACGGCTCTGTCCTGCCGGGTCGTACTTGCGGCTCGTCCATTCAAAGTGGGCGACGATATCGCCCCAAGACAGACCGAGCTTCGTGACCAGGATGTGGCACAGCTTGACGTAAGCGTCCTGCTGCACCTCGGGCCAAGGCTCGCCCGTTCCCGCATTCGCCGCCTCGATGGACAGCATGTAGCGGTTCCCTGCGTCCTTCGGGATCGTGCCCTTGGAAGTTTTGTACGGTCCACCCTTGCCTTGAGTATTTGTAGCTCCAGCGGCGCAGACGGTCACTACGCCGTTGCGTGCGAGGTAGAGCGCCCCGATTGGCTTGGCGTCTGCGTTCTTGAGCATGTACGCAAGGTCGTTCGCTGGCGAGGTATTGGAGGCGGTGTGATGGACGCCGATAGCCCAAACAGCGTCATAGCCGCCGCTGGAGCGCGAACGTGTCTCCCAGCCCGGGTACTCCTCGACGGTCAGGCCACCCTCACGCAGCCAGGTAGGAAGATTCAGTAGCCAAGTGCTCATGCCGGTACGTCCAATCTGTCGCCGTAGATAGCTCGGAGCGCCTCAAGAGGCTCGTTGCTCGCCAGAACCTCCGCAAGCTCGTCGAGCTTGTCCCATTGAATCGGAGGATCGCCCGCAGCGTGGTCCTCATTTGCGTCTGCATATTTGTCCATGCGAGGAGCCTACCCGACCCGAGTCAGCGTTGCGAGCATCAGGGTCGGCGACAGTAATAATTGCCGTAGTTCCAGGGACCGAAGCCGCACTGTGCGTACAGAGCGGCGCAAGCGCGCGCGTTGGAGCGCGGGTCATCAGCGAACGCCCATCGGTTGAAGCCAGCGAGCAAACCGTTCGATCGGAAGAATCCAGCCAACACGTTGATCTGGCAGAAGCCCCACGAATCGTCGCGTGTTCGCGAGTTGAGGTTGCGTTGCGAGGAGTCGCAGCCCGACTCGCGACTGACGATGTTCAGCATTCGGGACACCTGCTGGTCGTTCGCTCCCACGTCCCACATCGCGCGAGCAATCAGGTTCGCGTTGGCTTGCGTGCAACCGCTGCCGCCTCCGTAGTAGGCCGGTATCGAGCCGGTCCAGACTCGCTCGGATACGGTCGTTGGCGGCGGCGGTGGTGGGTTGACCTGCACTTGCTCGCCGCGTTCCGCATGGTGGAACGGTCCTTGGATGCCCTCGTGGATCGGTCGAGGCTCCGCAGCGACGGTAACGCCGACGAGGATCACGCCGAGCGACGCGAGGCAGACAGCGAGCGTGCGAGCGGGCAAGTAACGGAACATCGGAGCAACGGTAGTCGCGCTCCGATGCTCCGAACGACCATTACTCAACGGAGCCGGTCAGATGGCGGCGTGCCCGCTCGCGCGAAAGGTAGACAACGCCGTGAGCGTCGCCGACGCCGACGGCGGTCCACTCGGTTTCGCTACCTTGCCCGATACGAACGATCCAGCCGAGCCGAGCGCCGGAACTCGTAACGACCTCCTCGACGAACGAGGGAACCGCGCTCGTCACTGCTCGCCCTCCTCCGTTGACCAGTCCGTCAGCAGCAAACCGAGGACACCGAGCGCCAAGATGACCGTTGCTCCGATCGTGTCGAACGTCGATACGGCGATCATGCCGTCACCTCCGCAAACATGCCGCCGCTGGCAAGCCGAGGAGCAACGTAATCTTCCATCGTCCACCCGGCCTGGTCGTAGCCCTCGATGAGAACGCCGTCACCGTCCTCGTCCCAACCGATGACGCCGTAACCGCCGGGCAGGAACGCGTCCACCCGTTGAAGGGTGATGCCGTTCCCGCGGACTGTCGCCAGGCGCTTCATCGGTCCACCCTCAACTGGAGGCCGGTCTCGTCGTCGGCGAACATCGTGACCGTGTATCGCCCTGTCTCCATCTCAATCTTCACCTCACGAACGTAGCCGTGATCCTTGAGAGGACGAATGCCGCTGACGGTAACGCCTGTGACGTGGTGGGCGCTCGTGAAGATGGCCGCTGGTCTGCTCTCGGCACGATCGCTCACGACTGGCTCGCAATCCACTCAATGTCCTCGTCGTCCCAAGTGTCTTGGTCGCACTGGTCGCGAAGCTCGTCGAGCGTTCCCTCATGCTCGCCGGTCGGCGTCAAGTAGAGGCGCTCAAGCTGGCCGCTGCGCCCGATGATCGCAACGTCGCTTTCGGAGTTCGTGATGAACACCCACGAGGACTCCGTGTTGAACATGACGGTGACGGCGTCCTTGTCGAAGTCGTCGGGCAGGCCGTTCTCGACCCAAGCGGAAAGCAGATCGCTCGCCAACTGGATTTCGCGGAAACCGAAGTCGGCGAGGTCGGTGGTGAGTATTGGTTTGGTCTTCATGGATTCTCCTTTTGGCAGGGTTGAAGCGTATTTCGCTCCGATGAACCTCCGACCGCCACGACGCAATCGGAGGCTCATCGCAACGCCCGACAGCGGTCGGGTGTCGCTCACTTCTGCTTCTTGCTCTTGGCGTTGTCGCCCCGGTAGCTCCAGTGGCGGTTGGTTGCGAACCGTGTGGCGGTCCGGTTGCGGTGCCGTTCTCCGGCAATCATGGGCTCGTGGCCTTGGTTCCCGGTCATCGGAACTCACCGAGGTAGCGAGCGGCTTCGGCCTCAAGATCGGCGTCTGGCCCGAGGCCGAAGGCGTCGATGCGTGAGTGGGCGATTCCGGCTGTCCGGCAGACGCCGCACTTCCAGTCAATCTCGCACTCGCAGCCGTACTCGTTCTCCTGCTCGTCCAGGTACTCGTCGGCGGTCATCGTGCGCTCCATTCACCGAGTTCGGCGGCGACTTCGCGGTCAAGCTCGGCGAGGCGCTTGGTCGAAAGGTTGAGAGCGCCGAGCGCCTCGGTCAACTCGGTCCAGGTGAGCCAGCCTTTGTGCCAGCAGCGGAGCGCGTGGAACGCTTGGGCCTCGGTTGTTTTGGTCGTGGTGTTTTTACTCATGACCTCAGTCTAGCCGACCGCGGTCGGGTTGACAACCTGTCGGGGTTAAAGATTCTGAGGTCCACACGCCTCAACGGTAATCAGAACGTGACGTCGGTGATCGACCCAATCTTCCCTCGACCGGAACCGCGATCCTGCAACAACTCGCGAACCAGGTGGACCCGAGCATCCAAACGGTCGGGTGACCTCGACTCGCCCGACACCCAAGAGGTCATCTGATCCTCCAACGTCGGGAAAACGCCAACGTGGTGAATCCAGCCGCGCTCGTCGAGCGCAGCGACCGGCTCGGCGCGAGCGTGCTTCGACACCGACGCCGTTATCTTCTTCACGACGACCGACGGATCAACCGCATGGATCGTGGCGCGGCACATATCGCCGCCCTGGTTCGCCTCGACGTACACCGCCTCGGCACCCCACCGACGAGCAGCGGCGACGACCGCCTGGCCCCACTCTTCCGGCCTGCCGGAAGCCGACTCGTCGGCGAGGATGACGGCGTGGTCGATGCCCGCTCTGCCTTTGATCGGAGCCGAACCGACGCTGATGCCGCACTCGGCTGTCTCGGCAGGCGGGTCAACCGCAACGATCGTGCGCCACCGACGCCGGTCGGGTGGCGGTTGCTCGCATCCGTTCTTCATCAACGCCGACCTCAACGCCAAGTCGGGGCTGTCGGCGTTCCACTCAACGAACCTGTTGGACTCGATTGTGTCCAACGTCCACAACGCGCCCTCTACGTCGTCCAGATACTCGGCGTGGAGCTCCTGGCGCCCGAGGCGGGTGCCCTCGTACCGGCCCAAGATGACCTTGATGAACGTCGGAGCGAGGTTCCGTAGATTCTCGTAGGTTGAGCCGGTCGTGACGACCGACCCGGCTTCCTCCTCCAGCCGTCGCATCCACGGTCGGCGTCGAGGCGTGCCGGTCATTATCAACCGAGGTGCCTGCCCCAGTCGGAGCCCGAGGCGAGCGTTGTCCACCGTTTCCTCGCCCAACGGCATCGAGGCGGGTTCGTCAATCCAGACGACCTCGTGCTGCGGTCCTCGGAGCCTGTCGGGTTCCTCGCCCGAGAACAGCGTCATTCGCGCTCCGTTGTTCCAAGTCACGCGTCGCTTTGACGGCTCGTACTTTGGTCGGTCCCACGGCGGCGAGATAGCCAACAGGCCGGATTCGCCCTCAACGAGAACGTCGCGTGCGTCACCCGAGGTCGGAGCGATCGCGCCGAGCAGCCCGGTGGTCGAGCGGCGAGCCAACTCACGAACTGTCTCGGCGCCGGTCCTCGTCTTGCCGAACCCTCGCCCGGCGCGAATCGACCAAACGTCCCAGTCGCCCTCGGGAATCGCCTGCTCGGGTCGCCGCCAGAACTCCCAATCGAAAGCGAGTGCCGCTGCCTCGTCGTCGTCTAGTGCCTGAAATAGCTCTGCCAGGCGCCCGGCCTCAGCGAGTCGGTCGGCGCGACTCTGCGTCACTCCGACACCGCCTTGAGCCCAACCGTAGTCGGCTCGTCGGACTCGACTATTTCGGCTTCTATCGCAGCGACTTTCGCCCTGGCAGACTCAGCGACCTCGGAGGAGAACGCCGTGGATATCTCATCGACCAACGATTCCCGAGCGAAGTCAGCGGCGGCGCGATTGAACTCAGCGACCGCTCGGAGCTTGTCGGCGTCGGTCTTGTCGTGATTCCTCGTCGGGTCAAGGAACTCCATGTGCGTCTGAAACGCCAACGGTGCCGCCATCGCGTATCTCGACGCAGCGGAGCGCCGTAGCTCGCGATGCGACTTCGCCAGATCAGTCTGGAACTGCCCGCCTCCCACGAACCGAGACACCGTGGAGTTGCTGACGTTCAGTTCGTCGGCGATTGAACGGTCAGACCGTCCTTGCAGCTTCCAGACAAGAATGTCGTCGTACCGCTTCATCAGCGCCGAGTTCGATTGTTTCGATTGTTGCGTCCTGTGGTTGTCGCTCGGGT